AATTACATCAACATCCCATTCAGGATGAAAAAGTCAATCCCATTACGGTTTGCTAAAGTCATTTATGATTGGACAACCGACGATGTTTTAAAGTTCATTACGGAGGAACATAATGCTGAGTACTGCGAGTATTACGATTTGGCGGCGATTACGGGAAGCAATACGCGTGTGGGCATTCCGCTACATGCAGTGGCGGCACGGCGCTTAGGTGACGTAGTCGCAACGGAACCAGAGTTCTTTGACAGACTTTACGAGTGCTATCCCCACGTTGATGCACAACGCCGTTGGTGGAGTGAATTCAATGTTGAAGGGCTTATTGCTCAATACGTTGATGACGGGTGGGAGGGTGTTCGTGATTGCATTGAAGACAATATGCTCACACCAGGAATACAGGGTGCTGCGATGAAGTTTGCTGGAGAATTCCGTCGCAAACAAGCAACTGACCCATTTGGTTATCCTCTTGATTCTTTAATCAGGACACTTTTGCTTAATGAGTTTCAGGTGACATCACCTAACCCAGTTGGTCCGAAGACACGGGCACATACGATACGAACTCTTGCTGCTCAGCAAGAACAAGACCAAAACGACCTAGACAGTTTGGATGATTTTAAATGAACATTATGGATGTGCCTGTAAATTCTATAAAGCCTGCCCCTTGGAGGGTTAATTACGTTTTGAAGCCAGACATGCAATTGTTGAAAATCTCAATGATTGAGTATGGGTGGCTACAGCCAATTATCGTGCAGGAGAGCACTGGCGAAATCATTGACGGTTTCCATAGGTGGCTAGTTGCGCAAGATAAGGATTTTTGGAAGAAGTACGGCGATGACGTCCCCGTAATCTATAGAGATGTTGACAACATTGATGCGATGATTATGCATGTGCGTCTAAATAGGGCACGCGGTGACATTTTTGCCAAACCGTTCAGCAAACTTATTAGAACTATTGTCGTTTCTGACAAATATTCCACTGACGATGTAGCAGACATGCTAAATATGTCGGCTGACGAGTTTGACCTCATGGTAACAGGCGGGCTCCTAAAGCAACGCAAAATCCCTCAACACCAGTATTCAAAGGCGTGGGTACCCATTGAGGCACCGAGCAAAGACGAACTTGACAAGCGAATTATTGAACGTCCGCCTAATGCCGATAGATGATAAATGAAAGCGATTTAGTGTGGTAATGTTGGTCAGACTCGCATTTGGAGGACTGGCTTATGCCCACAAGCAATTTAACAGAAGATGTTGAATTTTTAACTGATGTTGATACGCGTGGCGACGTTGTTCGTCGTGCCCGTTTCATCCGTCGTCCTCGTCGTGTAGGTGGACGAAACGTTCCAGGAAATGCACGTTATTACCGTCGCCGTCAGCGTGAATTACTCGCTGGTAGGCGCGCGGCACAGCGAGCCGAGCGCGGTGGAGCACGGGCTGCCGCTGCTGGTCGCGCTGCACGTTCTGCAGGAGGTCGTGGTGCTCGGGCACCTCGCGGTGCTGGAGGAGCAGCCCCCGCAGGCGGTCAGCGTCGCGCAGGGTTACTGACTCGTATTCGCCGCACCATCAGAGATGCCGCACGACGCGTTCAGGCTAACCGTGCCAGAAAACGTCAAGCAGCAAACCGACGATAGGGAGGTAACCAGCCATGCTGGTATCTATTTCTGACCTTTCCATGTACATGGATGTTAGGTTCAGCATTCGTCAAGAAGAGGCTGCTGCATTTATTCTTGAAGGTCTTCAAAGTGAACTTGAGGGCTACTTGCGTCGTCCTGTAGAACTAACAGATTTTGTTGAGACTTACGTTCTTGAATCAAACTTTGTTGGCGTACCTATGTCGTCGTTCTTCTCAAATGAGACATCCACGTCAGATGACTCTATTGGAACGGTCACATACGCTCAACCTCCTCAGACTATCTATATTCGTAATTCTCCAGTTGTTTCCGTGCAGAAAGTGGCTGTTTCAAGTATGACCGAAACTGGTCGTGTTCTTGGCGAAGCGGTGAGAAGGACTGCGAATATCACTTCGGTGACTGTCGCTGGAACAACTGTTACCTATACGGCTGCTAACCACGGTTTTACTGTTGGGCAAAACATTAAGGTAAGCGGTTTGAGTACTGCTGCTTTAAACCTTTCTTCTAATGTTATTTCTTCTGTCACTACTACTACTCTTACAGTGACACAGAGTGGTCTTGCTGCGGGAACCTTTGCTCAAACTGGAACAGTGGTTGCAGTGGGCAATGATTACACCGTAAGAAGGTACGGAATTGACTTCTATCGTGGTTTCGCTAACGACGTCGTCACCATCTCCTATAAAGCAGGTTTAGCAGGAGACGGAATAAAGGTTTTCCGTTTGATGATTCTTCGTGCCGCCACACGTGAAATGCAAAACATGCATGATGACGTGGTAGGTATTAAGGATTTGGAGACACGAAATGTTGCTTCCCTTGAAACTGGCTTCCTTGAAAAAGAACTTGCCGCAGTAAAGCGTTGGCGACGGAGCCGCGTCTCTTGATTCGCATAAACATTGAATGCGATGCAGATGATGCTATTAAGTTCCTTGATGGGATGATTGACCGTAGCCAAAATTTTACGGTTGTTTTTCAGTGGGCTAAAAGATATTTGGCTAGAGCAAATTCTGAGAACTTTACTAGTGGTGGGTTGCCTGTTGGTGGTTGGTCTCCTTTGAAGCCTAAGTATTCTGCATGGAAAGCAGTGAGGTTCCCTGGTATGCCGCTCATGCAGCAAACTGGGAAGTTGTTTCGTGACTTGGCGAGCCTTAATGGTTCCCCTAATGAGATAAATCCAACTAGTGCAACCTTCGGAACCCGTATTGAATATGCTAAATTTCATCAGTATGGGACAACGCGTATGCCGAAACGTGAAATCGTTTTTGAACCACCCCTGTTCGCTAAAGAATTGGCAGAAAAAGCAGCCAAGCATGTTGTTGGGAAAGCGGGTGCTTTGTAATGCCTACTAATGAAGATGTCGTCATGTTTGGGGCTCACTACGCTAAAGAGGTTGTAAATGATTACCTTAAATTTGACATCCCGCGACGCCTGATTAGATACAGGAATGCGTGGGGGGTTGATGATTACACCCTTCCTGAGCCACAAAAGTATTTGGTGTACGAACCAATCGCTCTTGACCATTGGCCGACGCTGATTACCGTAGTTATCTCCACGAATTCATTTGACAGAATGATGAATTATGGTGGTGGTGACCCTCTTTACCGTGTTTCTTATTCAATGCGAACATATATTTGGGCTAAGACTGAGGGTTCAGAGGAAGTCACTTTGATGCGTGACAGGCTTTCTACTGTTGTTAGGTCTGCTTTGCTTGATTCACCTTGTATGAAGGGTCTTTCTCAGCCAGTTGTGGATGTAATGCTTGACGAAAGCACGATGAGGGAAGAGTTCTCTGATTTGACGCTCATAAAAGGCGACCGTGTACTGGCGGGAGCGTACATAGGGTATGATTTATACTTGAACGAACTTGTTTACCGTCAACCTATTGGTGAGGTAACAGAGATTGAAACAGAAACCATCAATATGCGAGGTTTGTAATGGCACAAATTAATGTATGGAACGCTACAAGTCATGTTGTGGTTCTTGACAACGGCGCAATGCTTGACCCAGCGCAAACTGCATCGGCAGATGGGGACAACGAGAACATCAAAACACTTCTTCTAAATGGTGAAATTATCAACGTAGACGCCGTAGAGGAGACTCCTCAGCCACTGCCAAGTGTTGAAGAGATGAATGAGGCTTCGGCAAAATACGCCGCAAAATCAAAATCTACAAAATCAAAACGGAATGTTTCTGAAGATACTGAAGTCAGCGAAGAAAATACAGTACAATTACTTAGCGATTCAAACAACGAAGTTGAGAATGAGACACCATCTGATTCAATACTTCCTCAAGATAGCGAATGACTTGAGTATAATCACTCAAAGAAGAATTCATTAGAGTTTTCAATTAGCACGGAGGATGGCGAATGCCTGGTGTACAAATTACAACTGCAGTACGTACAGGGCCTGCAGTAACTGGTACTGCTCCCGACTCAACATTTTTTATTGTTGGTCGCACGGAGCGAGGTACAGACAGCGGTGCCAAACTCGTAACTAGTCTTGATGAGTACGTAACGTACTTTGGTGGCTACGTAGCCGACCAGTACACGTACTCAAGTGTTCGTACGTTCTTTGAAGAGGGTGGAGCAAATTGCTACGTCTCTCGCGCATCTGCGGCTGATGGCGTTGCTGCCTTCCGCGACTGCGCCGCATCTGTAGGCGGAATCAAACTTACTGCTGTCGGCAAGGGAACATGGGGCAACAACATCGGCGTTCTTGTAACTGTCTCTGGCGGCACAATGGCTGTCACTTTGACCTACGGAGCAACCCCTGTAACGTTTTTCTCTGCAACCGTCAGCAGCATTGCTGAACTTGTTACAGCATTACAGAACGACCTTGTCGCCCCCAACTATGTTTCTGTTGCGCTTCTTGCTTCAACAAATACAAGCACCCTCCTCACAACGATGGCTTCAGCAGGTTCACTTGCGACTGGTTCTGACGGCACTATTCTTCTTACCGACTACACCGCTCAACTTGCCGACTTCACCGAAGAACTCGGTGGCGGATGTGTAGCAATCCCAGGTATCGCTACTGGCACAATCAGCACAGACGACGATGTCTATGATGCAATCAAGACACACGCCATGCAGTTCAACCGCATCGGTCTCTGTTCATTCGCAAGCGGAGCATCAGATTCAGCGGTTCGCACGAACTCAACAACGTACGGCGCCGCCGACAACACTGGTCACGAATACCTTGCATTCTTCTACCCATGGGTAACAATCCCATCAGGTACTGGCGTCACACTCACCATTCCACCTGAAGGATATGTTGCAGCCGTACGGTCAAAGACACAAAACTCAACTGGTTCATGGAAAGCGTATGCTGGCGTTGCTTCAAACGCACGATTCGTCACTGGAATCGCCACCGCCATCAGTCAAACCACTGGCGACCTGCTTGACGCAGCACGCGTTAACGCACTTCGTGTGATTTCTAACGACATCCGCATCTATGGTGCCCGTTCACACTCAACGGTGACTGCACAGTGGCGTTTCATCACGGCACGTGAAGTTATCAACTATGTGGTCAACCAAGCAAATATCGCTCTTGAGCCGCTTGTTTTCTCAACAATTGATGGTCGCAAGACGATTTATGCTGACGTTACTGCAGCACTTCAGTCAGTGCTTGAGCCAGTCCGTATCGCTGGAGGCTTGTATGAAGGCTTCAATGCTGTTGGCAAGCGCCTTGACTACGGTTACACCATCAAGGTTGATGACGCTCTGAACCCTGCAAGTCAACTGGAAACAGGACTTATCAAGGCTCAGGTCGGTATCCGAGTCTCCACTATTGGTGACAAGATTACTGTCAATATCGTTAAGTCAAACCTGACAACCGCTCTGGTATAACGGAGGAAAAATGCCTGATTCAATGCGTAAACTCGCAGCACAACGCCAGATTGTGGCGAAGATTGCACCAAGTGTCTCCAACACTGGTCAACTCTTCCCCGACTACTTCACACAGGTTTCTGGTGGAGAGATTTCCGCTTCTGTGGAAAAGGTCTACCACGGTAAGTCGTTGTTCCCTGAGACACTTTGTGCCCCAGCAGAAATTGGCGACATCACCGTTACTGGCTACGTCTCCTATGACAGTTCGTTCCTTGCCAAGTTGCAAGACCTTCGTCAACTTGTAGGTCGTATCTATTACGATATTACTGTTCAAATATTTGACTGTGACCTTAGTGTTCCTGGTGCTGACCGCTTCTACTCCAAGGCTCTCCTTGTTGGTTTGAGCGAAGGTGAAGGCGATGCTTCCTCGGGAACCCCAGCAACTTTTGCGCTGACCTTCAGCATTTCAACTGTTTCTGTTCCAGCAACAGCATAATTTTTTAAGGCAAGTTGCACTTGCGCTCAAGAAATATCATGCTAGGCTCACTGCATGGATGAAAACAACTCATATTCAATCGTAAGCAATATCCCTAGTGATACAAGCGACGAATCGTCAAACAATGTGCTGGCTGCTCTTAAGGCTGTTATCAGCAAGAGTGTAAAACGCCCTGACATTTATATTGAAGTACCAGAACGCCATGGCGTTTCGGTGCGTGTTTCGCCGAATATCACACAGCAACAGTTGAAGGCATGGCGTAAAAACGCTGGCGACGACACTAAGGCTGGAATGGACACCGTCAAGTTTGCTTGTGCTGTCATTGGTCATACGACAACTGGCATCGCTTTCAATAACGAAATTGTTAGTGACGACCGTGGTGTTGACGTAACTTTTGCTTCACCAGAAATCCTTGCAATGACGAACACGACACGTCCTTTGCCAGATTGTGTTAAAGCATTCTTTGGTATTGAACCTCATGTTGAAGCAGCCGCTGTAGCCATCATGGAGGCTTCAGGTTACGGAGATACGGTGGAAACCGCGGACCCTACGAGGACGTCCTCTTCAGACTGACTGAGGACGTCAGAATCGTCAACGCTGCCCGCTTGGGTGAATTATTTGGGACAGACCCCATAGCATTACTTAACTGCTCTGAAGATGAGTGGCTCATAAGATTTGCCTGTGCTAAAGTTATAGAGCAAGACCGTGAGCGACAGGCTAAAGAGTCTGAAAGAACTCGTGGTAAATTTTAAATAGTTTACGCTTTTGGGGTTCGCATGGCTGAGCAAGTCACCATTAAAATTAATGTAAAGGCTGACACTGCTGCTATTGAACGCCTTAGGGCTCAACTAAAGTCGCTTTG